CTGTTGCGCGATCTTATTCTATGTTCAGTAGCGACTCAGAACCAGGTGGCGTAGCTTACTTCGATGCTAGTAAAAATACTAAATCCGGTATGTATGCTGACAATTTCGGCTCTCGCATCCAATACCGTGGCCCTATACAGGTTATAGAAGATCCTGTTGAGTTTATAGCATTACCGGTAGGATTTTGATTTTTGGTTTTGTTTTTACAAAATTTGTAATTACATTTGTGGCGCATGTCCATCACCATGCTTTTCATCGCTAATTTATTATAAAGGGATATAGGTCTGTGATGGGATCGGTATCCCTCTATTTTTAATATGGAGAAGATAGATGTTTTCGATGTTCAGATTCCTGATGGGAGACAAATCCGTTGTATATCGTATAATAAGGTTACTTATTTTGATCTTGATGATATATGTAAGTTATGTTTTGGTTCATACGATTTACATGATGTGGCTGACACTAAGGTCATGAGTGAGTTCCTGCGTCGTGATGGGAATCGTTATTGGACTACGATAGATGGCGTAAGGCAGTTGTATCGTAGGATTGAGTGTAAGATGTGTTTTGAGGTTATAGAAAAGTTAAGAGTATTATGAGAGAGCAGAAATTTGATTTCGTGATATATCCGTTGGATTTGATTATCACGGTTGGATTAGATTATAAGACGTTGTGTGATCGTTTCGAGAATATGGAACCTGAGCATAATGGGGAATGGGGAAATAAGGAGGATATGGACAAGGAAGCGTCTTTTGTGAATTTGGTAAAGGATAGGGACGATGATGATAAATTCGCCATACTTTGGAATTTTTCAAGCGACGATGATATAATGATGAGAAATATATGTCATGAGTCGTTCCATATAGCCATGAGCGTGTGTCAGTTCTGTAATATGTCGCTTGGATTTAAGGTCGGGGAGGATGAACATGCGGCGTATATAGCCGGCTTCGCTGGTGATTGTGTTAGCGAGTTCATCAATAGCAAGAATACGGATTAAGTAATAAATTCTATAAGGAATATAAGAATATCAGCCTCCGCTTATTTGTGGGGGCTTTTTGTTTATCTTTGTCAAAAACATGAAGTTATGTCAAGTTGCGTAATTAAAAGAAATAGTAAGGGTAAGATAACCCGTGTCTTGACCCCTTCCGGAGAGGTATCTACCTTATTCGATAAGATAGCGGGCCGCCGTAAGTGACCTTAATAAGGCCGCTGAAGCTTATATGACTATTTATAACGATAAGTTCAGGTCTAAGTTCGGAGACTGGACGAGATCCGTGCCAAGGAATAAGGAGGCGGCCAGATCCATAAGCGCCAGACTTAGCGCCAGCGAGTGGGGGCAACTTATGTCAGCCAAGGTCTTGTCCGCCATAAGCGATATGGATGCCCCGGCGTTGGCCAGAAGCCTTGGGAATAGCGACAATGTCGTGGCTTATCTTACCTCCGGAGAGGTAGGTGATGTCAATGATATGGCTGTGGTAGATACGTCCACGGTACAGGAGGTGGATCTGGATTCCATAAACGAGGATAATATTGGCGATACGATACTGAAAGAGGCGTCATGGGATGATATAAGGGCTATCAGGGAGAATATAGATATTAAGGAGACAGCCCGTATGTTATGGAAGGCCGTGGAAAGCGCTTTTACCGGGCAACGACCTAATATCAGGGTGAAGGGTGGAAATATAGATGGTGAGATCATATTTTCTGGTAATGTCTTGTCTTTAAATGATATCGAGAATTATACGCCTCCATCTTCAAGATTGGTATATGATTCCGGTGAGCCTCGCCTGTTCTTTAGATCGGATGATGGCAAGGTATATGATACTTACGCCAACGCCATAAAAGGCTCGTCCGGCGGGCGGGTCGAGGCCGGGTTCTTGGCCGGCAGTGTCGAGGAGGGCGACGTCCCGTCTGGTGCGGCTGACATCTTCTTTGGCTCCTCCTCCATAACCCTTAATAATAACGAGTCATTCATCCCGGTCCTTGGCATCAGTTCAGACTCTAATATAAGCACCCGTGGAGGGTTTGTCAATTACCTTATCAAGAAAGGTGTGTTAAGCGGTGAGCGTATAAGGCTGGGGGATAGGTATTATCTTACCGGGGGCGGCAACTCCGATGGTCTTAAGATTTATAACGCTATGGATGCCTTATCCAGCCTTAGGAATAGATTTGGAAGTCAGTCCTCCGAAATGAACGTATTGGGTTCTATAGGTTTTGATACGGAGGTAAGTAATGATCTTGATCTTATCACTACGTCCGGGGAGAAGGTCACGGTAAGCAGGTCTGAGATTAAAGGTATGTTAAGGCAAGGTAAGTTCGAGGAGCTTAATAATAAGTATGATGGATTCATGGAGCTAGCCTTGTCGTTGATGATGGAGGATAACGCCTTATACGGAAACAATGTCCGTGGCGTTATTGAGAACGAGAAGGCGGAAGATCTTCAAAACAGGACCGATATAACCAACATCTTATCCACATTAGGTATCCGTGTGATGGGTATGTCCGAATATATGGACAAGTATAAGATGCGTAATGGCGTGGATCCTTCGGCTATGGCGTTATCTGATATGGCCAATGGCGTGATAGCATTGGCTGAGGGGGCTACGGTAGAGGATCTTAATGAGGAGGTGGCTCACTTCTTGATCGATACTTATCGTAACCAGCAGGAGATCGATGAGATTCTAGACTCGGTTGTCGGCACGCCGCTATGGAATCAATTCGCTGGTCGTTATTATGAGGTATATGGGAAGGAGTACCAAGGAGAGGAGCTAGACCGGATGGTGAAGCGGGAGATCCTAGGCAAGACGTTGGCCCAGCGGTTCGTGCCGGGCATGGAACAGGCGGTAGAGGATCTGGCCTCGTCTGAGGACGCCCAGCTCTCCTTGTTTGGCAGGATGATACGAGCCATACGTAATTTCTTTACCGGCCAAAGATCAGACTTGAATAAGGTTCTTGATAGGATAAAGGAGTCGGCGTTAGCGGATGATCCAAGCGCTTTTGACGTGCTTCTGTTAAAAGATAATGGTCATCTCATGTACTCGTTATCGGATGTTGATGTGGCTAATAAGTTGATCAGGAACGGAAGATCCTTAGAAAGGCTGTACGCTAGATTACAGAGAATGAGATCAAGCCAAAGCCAGAGGATCGGTGAGAGTATCTCCCTTCTACGTGATATAGGCGAGAAGGTAAGACAAGTCGGGGGCGAGCTTAATAAAAACAACAATCTGTTATCCACCAAGAGCGTTATAGCTACAGCCAAGGCCGAGGTAGAGTATTTGGTTACGGTCGCCAGTAGCTTACGTAAGAGCGACAAGGGATTGGATTATGAGACGATACAGGTTATCGATAACGTATATGGGGAGATAGTACCGTTAATCAGGAATCTTCGTGGATTCGTCAACAATCAGGCGGCGGATTATTATAGCAACGATAAGGTTGGTATGGTAGAGGATATGGATGATATATTACGGATGGCTGAGACATCTATGTCTGATATAAACGCCCTCCGTAGTGATCGTAACGAGGATTGGCTGGATGGACAGCTCCGGATGTTTAATATTCCGGAAAGATTCTGGGATGGGATAAAGAAGTTGATAAATAACATCCATAAGGATATCAATGTCATGTCTCGGTTTTTCGGGACGTTAGAACATAGCGGGAACGCTATCTTAGGCATGTTAGGGCAACGTCTTGCCAAGGCTTATAACGATGCTCATGTTGAGGGCGTGGCTAATATCAATAAGATGACCAAGATGATGAAAGAGCGTGGATGGGGGATAAAGGATAATGAGGATCTTATACAGAAGATAAACGGTAAGAACTCTGATTACCTTGACTCGTCCCGTGATTTCGCCAAATACGATTTACTGTACCGGACAGAGCAGGCGAAAGCTATTATTGATATATATGATCTTAAAAAGGTTACGGGTAAGACCGAGAAGCAACTTATCGACACACTTTTATCTGTTAAGGTCAAGACTCGTGATGATATCGTAGGGTATGATGGGGATAAGCCTATTACAAAGGAGATCAATCATATATTCAAGCCAAGTATCCAGAATTTCGATATCTCAGCCATGACATTCGAGGATCAGCAACGATATCTCGATGCGATAAATAGGTGGTTGGATGAGAATCGTGAGAAACCTATGGTGCAGGCTTATTACGATAAGATCGAGAAAGTCAATAAGAAGGTCGAGGAAAGACTGGGCCGTAGGGTATCACAAGCTACGTCCGATTTCATGACCCGTATCCGTAGAAGCCGGTATGTTGCTATGGATAAGTTCATTAAGAACAAGAAGGTTGATTGGGCCGCTTTCCAATCTGACCCTATAGCTTGGAGATCTTATCTGGATATCCTTCGTGACAGGGCTATAGCCAAGAGCGAGTGGTATTCTGACGGGACGCCAAAGGAAGAGGGGTCCGAGGCGTTGATGATGTCAGAGGAGATCAAGGCTTGGGATGAGGCATGGGCCGAGGAGTTCGGGAATACCAACGAGGGTCGCAAGGCTTCCGCCGAGTTTAAGGAGATACTGCGTGGGATAGAGCGATCCGAGGGTGGAAAGGCGGCGTTCGAGTTCCTGCTAGCTGGCGGTCATCTTGGTTTCTCTAAGGATATGTGGGGATCCGAGGAGGGTGATTATTACGAGAATCTGGTTGATAAGATCACGGAGCAATCTGCATCATCATCAAGGATAGAGAAGGTAGAGGAGGCGATGGCAACAATAAATGAGATCAACGATCAGTTAAGACCTTTGCTTATCCAGTACCGGGATAGCACGAGATACGGGGAATATGATTTCGATAGGTTGCGTGGATCCTCGTTAAGGAAAATAAACGAGCTATATGACCGTCTGGCCGAGGCTAAGAGCGTTATTAACGCCGCCGCTTTCGCTGAGGATATTGAGATGGATATGCCCGATACGGTGGAGAGTGGCGTTACAGATTCCTACCGTAACGCGCTAAGAGACGCCATGGCATACGACAAGGGTATGGATGAGATTAAATTCGCCAAGGAACATATGTCTGCCCGCTCCCGGAGTCAGGTGGATAGGATGGCCGCTAAGCTATCTAGGAAGAACCAGTCATGGACGACCGTGGAGGTATCGTTTTTGAGAAGGAAATACGGTCCTGATTTCAGTGATAAGCTGGCTAATGATATAGCTATGGGTAAGGCTAATAGTATACTTATTGAGTATGCCAGAACCCGGCTATATCCTTATATGAGAAA